CTACACCTCTATCTCGATCCATTCACTTCCGCGAACGTCGCGATACTTATCGGTCGTTTGTGCGGATTTATGCCCGAGGATTTTTTGAGAAAATTCTTTACCCATTTCCTTTTCATAGAGTCGTGAAGCTAAACTCCGTATCTCATGAAATGGCGGTGGGTTAATTCCTTCCCATGTTATGTTTGCTAAATCTCTCGCTTTGGCGAATCGCTTTGTCAGTGTCTTATCTGCAAATGACTCACCTTTGTCAGACGAAATTATCGTTTCGCCTTTGATTGCGCGATTTTCGCAGCGCGCGATGATATCACGCAAAGAGAGCGATAGGGTATCTAGCTTAACATCAAAGGGGATTATGATCCTCATTCCTGTCTTTTCCTGCTCAACGAAAAGCTTATCATCCTTAATATCAGACCACTTCATTTTACGAACATCCCCCACACGCTGCCCTGTCACTATAGCCAGATCCATGCTATCAACAACCCAGCCCGGCATGTCAGCAGCTGCGGACCTAATGGATAGGAAGTTATCAAGTGACAGCCTTGCGCGTTTAACCTCTATCTTTGGGTTTTTTGTTGCATCGACTGGGTTATTGTAAATAATTCCCTCGGATACTGCCTCTCTGAAAAAATCAGTCAAAAATGATCGCATCAACTTAGCAGATGCCGCCTTTCCATTATTGGTGTAATCGTTAAGAAGTGTTGCAATGTCTTTGGTGCTAATGCTGTCCATGGGCCTTGATGCGAAAACTTCATCGACCACATCCAATCGGCTATGATAGCCAGTGATCGTCTTGCTTTTTAAGCCGCGCTTACTTAGCACTTCTGTATAAGTTTTAACCCAATCTGACACAGTGATAACTGCGACACTATTAATCCGGTCAACTAACCTTACGGCCGAACCAGCATCCATAAGTTGCATGTTTGCTTCTACTGCCTGATTTATTGCTAAGCGCTTGTCACGCCCAAGCCCGAACTCCTTGCCCGTCCTTGGGTCCTTATAGCTGTAATAACCACCGTTACGAACGTATAAATTTGGTGGTAAATCACGCAGTGCGGCGGATCGCCTTCTTGCTGCCATCTCTAATCCTTGATATTAGTTTATTTCTTATTGATCGGGAGGGTAGGGATCGGTCGGTTGGGTTTCTGTATATTGCGGTTGATTCAACTTCGTACTCTTTTCCTACTCGTTCCGGTGGAGGGTATATCTTCCCCGCTTCAACCCACCTGTATATCTGCTTCATCGATCGCGGCCTGTCTCGCCGCTCATTCCATTCTTTCAGGCTAATTTTCATAGCTGGCCTCTTATCTCTTTATCAATCCCATCACCGATCCCACTTAAACTGACTATTCAGCACGCCGATGGCAAAAAGAAGCCAAGCCAGCTTGTAGCCAAGCCAGCTTGTAGCCAAGTGGCTTTAGCTTTTCGTAATGGCGCAGGATGATAGGGCGGGTGATGGAGTCTTTATTTGTGTTAGCCGGTAGAGCGGCTAGGGTGGGTTTAATTTCGTTGTTACACATTCTGGCGGTGGATTGGAGTGCGTTCTGTCTCTCTTCTGGAGTCACGTGTCACCATCCCTTTACTCGCACCAACCAGAACGCCGCACAGCCGCCTATTAGCAGAAGAATCCAGTCGAGGTATGCCATTACAAAGCTAAGTGCATCCATCAGTGAACTCCCTTCACAGCATCACCAATCACATAGATAATCATGCACATAGAGAATAGGGTGAGAATTATCACTACCAGTATCTCTGTTGATAATTTGAGTCGTTTCATGCTGCTTTACTCCCAGATAAAACATTAGGACTCAGCCACAGACACTCAAGGCGTTTAACCGAGCCTTTCCGTCCAGCTGCCGAGGATTGTTTTTCCTGCTTCTGCCAGCCAGTGAGGATGTCGTTGTACATATCCGTGTTGTAGCCGCTAAGCACGACCATCCCCTCAAGGTTATTGACGGTATCGAGAAGGGTTAGGTGGGCATCATTGTCCATTTCATGGCGGTAATATCGGGATGAGATAACGCGGGTGTCATGGACGTATGGCGGGTCAACAAAGTGAAGCGTCGAAATTGTGTCATGGTCTAACATGCATTGGACTGCATCGCGATTCTCTACCAAGACACCTTCGAATCTCTGGCCAACTGCTGCCAAGTTTTCAGGCATCCTCGCCCAAAGGTGCTGAGCGGTTGCCGAGCTGCGTTTGGTATCCAGTCGAAAACCAGTTGTTCCCTTTGTTGCTCCGGCAGAACCAAATCCCATTGTTGCCCTGATGACTAATTTCCGCGCCTTCTCGACCATCGTTTCTGCTTCGCCGTATGCATCGGTAAATTCATCACGAGAGTAGGGGGTCATAATTAATGATTCGATAAGGCATTCACGCAATGTCATATCGCGCAGGACGACAAAGAGATTGACCACGTCGCCGTCCAAATCGTTATAAACCTCGGCATAGCTTCGCTCTTTTCTCAGCAATACAGACGCCGCGCCGCCGAATGGCTCTACATAATGCGTGTGGGCGGGAAAGTGACTGATAACCCAGGGGGCTAATCGGAACTTTCCACCGTGGTAACGTATTGCCGGGTGCTTAATATCACTCATGACACAGCCTCCATATATGACTCTATGAACGTTTTTGCCGCTTCAGCATTGATAGCGTTTCCGTAGGCGCGCAGTTTGGATGTTCTATTTTTGACCACCTCTTCGCTGCACAAATGCGGCCGCACTTCTTCGCACACAGTGCAGAACAAATCTTGTTCCCCCGACGATGACTTGCCGCTAAGAATTGAACCCCACAAACGACGCACATCGATAGCGGCGGAGGCGATGAGTGCTCTTTGTGATGGCATAGAGAACAAAGAGTTTCCAGATTCATCGGGTTGTCGTTCAGAGGGTTTCTGTCTTTGTGATGTACCTGCAGTCTCTTGGTTGATTGGCACCGAGAGCATTGCGTTCCCATATGGGCTCTCGCGCGGTAATGCGCCGTGCTTTTGTTGTGTAGCGGAGTTGATAGCCTGTATTGTCGATAGCACTCTTTGTCGCAAAACTTCTTCCTTCTGGCGTCTTTCGTACCTTCCACCGATTTTTCGCAATACAAGCAATTTTTCATAAATCACCGTTTCTGTTTCACACTCGGTGCAAGAGCACACCATTCTATTGGCAATCCCATCAGCCAGCGGGGAAGTTCCGGGTTCAACTGGCCGCCACTTTCCATCTCGGCACAAGAGCCAGTCAGCATCTGACCAGAAGCCGTTAACCGGGCCGGCTGATGGGGTGATAGATGGTCCCGATGGCCCACTGAGTTCACTACCACGGTAGTTAAGCTTTCCTGTGTCCCTTTCTTCCCGTTGCTGCGATTCTGATACCCCAGCCTTGCTTCGTGTGCCATTGGTGTTGGCCAATGTGCCAATCTTGCAGCTCCGCCGAGTGTTGTTCCTCGCTGTGGGTGATTCGCCGCTGCCGCTTCTCCGCGCACCTGATTGTTGTCGATTGTGGTTACTGTCGGCCAACCAGAAATTCCTATCCCTGATGTGCGGGGCACCGACGCCCGCAGACGGGAACGGGATACTTGCGAACGCGTAACCCATTCCTTCCATGTCAGTTTGAACAAGGTCGATCCAAGCATCGACAGCTTTGCTCGCAACTTGCTCTCCAAAGACGATTGAAGGACGATGCTGTTCGATGAGCCAGGCAAAAGATGGCCATAGGTGCCGCTCGTCATTAAACCCATCTCCTTTGCCTGACGAGCTGAAAGGTTGGCATGGGCAACTTCCTGTCCAGACTGGCTTATCATCGGGCCATCCTGCTTGTCGCAATGCATATGACCAAACTCCAATTCCGGCGAAGAAGTGGCACTGAGTGAATTCTGTAAGGTCTTCTGGTTTAACATCAACAATGCTCCGCTCGTCAACATAGCCGGGGGCGATATGTCCGGCTTTAATAAGGTTTCTCAGCCACTGGGCCGCGTAGGGATCAATCTCGTTGTACCAAGCTGTCATGCCGCCTCCATTATCTTTCTCACTTTCGCTTTCACTGACTTCACCGTTTTAACTGGCGTAGGCGTGAAACTTGCTCTTCAACACCCTTCGCCTTTATCTCGTTAAGCGCCTGAGTTGTTGTTGGGGTTGGACACATGACATCTACCCACTTAACGCAGTGATTGAATGCTGCCTCAGGGGAAACGTTCGGGGCCGCCTGTAGGTTCTGCTCGGTTAGATAGTTTGCGTATGAATTCTTCAGCGCCGCATTCTCGGCAACCAGCTGTTGAACCTTGGCAATAGTGTCACCCGCTACCGCGCCGGTAATACCTAAAGCCTCGGCAATCAGAGTGCAGGTATTGAGTGCTGAATCGCGATCAGCCACTGACGTTTCATAATTAGTATTTTCAGACATAACTGTTTCCTCAGCAGGAGGCTGTAATGGGGTGGGGGATTAGGCTGGGTAATTAAGTACGGAGGCTCTGAATCATTGCTGAGACATATTTTGCTTGATGGATTGCGTCATCCAGTGCGTTGTGATGAACCCCTTCACGAATGAAGTCTTTAACGTTAAGTGGCGATAAATCGACAACCGTTCTTACGTCGCGCACATTCCAAAATTTCCACGGCACGGCAACGTCAACTGACGAGAACCAGCTTTCAAGAATTGTGATATCGAAGATTGAGCCATTACCCCAAACCAAGTCATTTTTATCAATCCCGCTCGCTATTGTATTTGCGACAATTACCGGGTCTTCCGTGCCACTAAATGCGGCTTCTTTGGCCTCTGCCGATTGCTGCCCCCACCAATCTAGGGTTGCTTGAGAAGCATGACCATACTTCTGCGCTTGTTGGCCCATACTTGCGTAAAACTTATCGCCAATCTCGCCGGTGTTTCGGTCGAAGCGAACAGCGCCGATAGATAAGACCGCGCAACCGTATGTGGTGCCTAATGTCTCAATGTCGATCATGATGTCTTTCACGATATTTCCTTTGTTTTATTTGTTAGGCTGCCAAAAGCAGTCGCAGGCATTCTTGACGCCGCGCCACTAACTCCTCCTGAGTTGAGCAGTACGGGGTAGGGTTGGCTGGCATAAACTCTGGCTTGAGTCGGTATATCGCCCCTTGTGCTGATATCCCCTTCACTTCCCACTGCTCTTCCGTGAGCAAGTGGCGCATATTTCTCACATGCGTCAGGCTGATGTGTATTGATATCGTCTCAAAGCTATCACCCAACCCTTTGTAGAATGAGTCCTTATAATTCAACGTACACCCGCCAGTAGCACCACCAGACAAATAGCGACCACGCCCCACGCTGCCAATTGACCGGTGGAATGAGGTTATATATGCATCTGGATGGGCGCGGAGGCAGGCCAGTATCTGCTCTGGCTGCATGGTGGTTACCTGTTGGAGTTATGCTGCTTTAGTTTCGTAAATAGGGATGTTATTTTTGTGCCATTCGACATGGCAGGATTGGCAGAGCCACATGACTTCAAGTGGTTTTGTGTAATCGCAGTGATGAGCTTGTGGGCGGCAAGGTGATCTGCAACTTTCACAAGAATCAATTCTCTCCAGATTTCCTTTCTTAATCGCGCGTCTTACCGCCCAATGAGCAAGTTTTCTTTCCCTGTGGTTATTCGAGTAATTGACCTCTGCTTTCTTTGCAGCAATCCTGCCTTTGTCGGTCTTGTTGTATTTTATAGAGCTGAGATTATGAATTTTCTTTCCATCCCCCCTTTGATATTCGCTCACTCTTGCTTTAGTGCATTTCTTGCAAACACGATTTCTCGGATAATAGTTATCTACTGGTTGTTCAATGTGGCACTTGTTGCAAGTGATCATATTGAATCCTCAAAATGGGATGTCATCATCAAAGTTCATTGGTGGTTCACTGCTTTGGTGTGTCGCCTGCTGCTGTCCCTGTGCGTGCTGTTGTCCCCATTGCTGCTGATTTTGCGGCGCTGAACTCTTCCCTGATTCTTGCTGCTGCGGCTTTCCCTGCTTATTGCCAGCTTCGATAAACCCCAATCTGGCATTGTTCAGTTCAAGGGTAATGGACTGTCCGTTTTGCCCATCGTAAACATCGACCTTGATGCTTTCCCCAAACACCTCAACGATAGCGCCCTCCATGAGCACCTCCCTGTAAAACTCCGCCTGTTTGCCTTCCTTGGCAAAAATCACAGCCTGGTAGTTGGTGAATTCGTTTTTCTGCGACTTCCTGTCGTAGTAGCGAACCCCGCCGCGTATTCCAAATCCTATGGAATCACCAGCGGAAAACTCCCTTGCCGGTTTCTGTAGCTTGATAGTTATTGTGTGTCCCATTACGCCGCCTTCTTAGGTTTGAGTTCTGAACCGCGATGTTTATACACTTCGACGCACTTCTCCTGATGCGTAGCAGAGCCAGCCAGCGCATTCCATGCTGGCGTGTAAATCCCCTGTAGTTCATCCAGAGACTGGCAGTTGCTCGCCTGTGATGTGAAGTCGGCAAGTATCTGATCTGGAGTTCGGGGGGCTGGCTGATGAATTTCAGCATCAGGGTCGGCCGCAGTTTCTTCGGTTGGGATACAGAACGCCTGAAACGCGGCGTATTTGTATGCTATGGACATTGCCTTGTTCGTGGCCTTGTCCCCGCTATCCATCGCCTCACCAAAGGTCACGACCGTGTGAATACTGCCATCTTCAACGCTGACAAAATCAAACTCAGCCTTAACCACGACATAAAAAAGAACGCCGCCTTTCTGGGTTACCCTTTCCGAAACTGTTCGCTCAGTTATGCGGGGTAAAATAACCAGCCCGTTACGCACCAGTGATGGAGACAGCGCGTTATACACAGCGTCAATGCCTCGAAACTGAAAGCCTTGCTGAGCGTTACGGCTGTCCTTTGCGATGCCAATCTCTGACAAATCCTTTGCCACGGCTGCAATTGCTTTATAAACAGCGGTCATCACGTGCCTCCTGAATTCTTTGTTGCTGCTGACTTGTGCGATGATCTGCATTGGCTTCTATCTGTGCCATTTCATCCGTGAATCGCGGATCAGCTATCAGTCGCGTCCATGCAACTGATTCGAGTGCTGCGTAAAATCGCTCGTCCTGAGTCATGCCGCCTCCATAAACTCAATTGATACCGATGCGTCCCACTGGTAAATACGGCGCTTTGCGGCGGCACAGGCGAGGTAATTAGCTGCTGAGCGTTTACTTCCAGCCTTACGGGAGGACTTAGCGCAATCTAACCAGTGTTTATGCCACCACTTCAGTTCCTTTTTGGTCATAACAACCTTTCGGTAAAATAAGCAGTTGGCAACCTGAAACAGGTCATTATTCCCAACGCGGCGAGCATCAACCGCGAGCAATTGAAGTGCTTTTACAATATCCATTAAGGCTCGCCTCGCTGGTTAAGTGTTTTGGCAATCCAGAGCAGAAGCTCTAAAAGTGGATTGCGTGGTGGTTCATCAGAGCAGCCCACGCAAGGCCACCCTGCACAAATTAGCTGTTGCATGGGTTAACTCCGGATTGATTAGTAGCTAATGCGGGTGTGGGGGATCTCTTCGTCTTTCAGTGCAATTAGGACTTCGATTGCCTGTTCGCGGGTTATGCTAGTGCGACCAAGAAGAGCGGCTACGATTTCGGTGCCAACTGCCTTACGATGCTTCTCATTAGCCGCGCGCTTAGCCGCTTCATCAGCAACACGCTTCTCTTCAGCTAACCTGGCATCTTCTTTCTGCTTGGCTTCACGTTGAACTCGCTCAGCTTCCTGCTGTGCTTTAAGTTTCTCGGCTGCGATAGCTTCCTGCTTCTCACGCTCGGCTTTAGTAGCTGCATCCTTTTTGTCTTGTTCTGCTTTTTGCTCAGCTCGTTCCTGCGCTAGTTTTGCATCACGTTCACGTTGCTCAGCTGCTTCAATGTCACGTTTGGCTTTCTCTTCAACTTCGCGTTTCGCTTTCTCGGCTGCCTGTTGAGCTATGAATTCTTCATGGGCTTTCCGCAGGCGTTCAACTTCATCGGCTTTAGCTTTAGCGTCACGGTCGAAAGCGTCATTCATTAGCAGGGCCATCTCATGGGCCACTTCAATTTCTGCCGCCAACTGTTCAGCTTTTTTCTTGGCTTCTTCTACCTGTTTTAGCCGTTCCTGCTCAGCCTCGTATTCAGTGACTGGTTTTCTTATTTCAACTGCAATTTTATCCATCTCATCACGAAACTTTTTGCGATTGGCGTCTATCAGGGCAGGGCGCGCTTTTAGTTCAGCAACCAACTCTTTAGCGCGAACCTCAAATGCTGTTTTCGATTTGCGTACCTGGTCAGCCATCGTGATGTAAACGCCGCGACCTTTTGTTGTCTTCAGGTCACCAACCACTGAACCCGCAGTCTTACGAACGTTATCAATAAGCTCATCAATAAATTTGTCATTCAGTAACGCAACTTCTAAATCTACTTTTTCGGCTGGCAAAGTGACGAGCGCCAGTTCCTTTTTTTCATCACTCATGCTCATTTCCTTGTGTTTAGCCCACAGCAAAACACCGACAGTTGTCAGTTATTTACTCTGGGGATTGGTGGGGGTGGGGAGTTACTCTGTTACGGTGTAGCCTTGATTTTCAAGCCAAGAAATAACGTCTGTTTCGTTGATTTCATCAAGTAAATTGGTAGCGCCATACTCTTTAACTATCGTTTCAATATCCACGGCATCAACTAAATCAGCGCCAATTAGTTCAATTTCAATTTCACCCATGCGAGTAACTGATATCTCGTCAACTTTTTTACATTCGATAATCATATGTATGCTCATATCTCACCCTCTCGCCTTGCCTTCGAATTCAGTGCCGCAGAATGGGCAGTAATTCATGGATACGCTGCTATCGCCATTAGTGAGACGCTGTTCTAACTCGCCGTTCTTCTTACGCTTATAGAAACGGAAGGTGTACGGCAGCCTGACGCTGCAAAAATCCCCCTCAGCAAACACCAGTACGCTATGCGCAAAGCCGCTTTCTGCAACCTCGGCCACGACATCGCCCAGACGCTCCAAGATGTGCACTTTCATTTTCGCGCTAACTTCATCAAAACATTTACATGCCATACATCACCTCATCTAGTGGTCTTAGGCTTCTTTAAATTCACCATCTTCATTCAGTGAGTACCAAACATCCGGCTTAATTCCGTTTTCGCCAACCTTGCTGGCGCGGATATGAATTAGTTCGCCGTCGTCATTGCGATAGCACAGAACAATAGCTCCACTTTCGGATGCTTTAGCTTTGCCACCCTCGCCAAATGATGCGGCTACAGATTGTGATCCAGAGACTTCTGCCGCTGACTGGTAGCCAGTGTTGGTTGCCGCTGACCG